AACCGCAGCGCGCGGCGGCGGGGCATTTCATTCGTGGAGGGTGGCCGCTATGGATGCACTTCGAACCGGGGCCGCGTGGCTTGCCGGCCAGTTGCGCGCGAGCGCGTCTAGTCGCGTGATCTACCGCCGCGGGGCGGCATCGGCCACGGTGCTCGCGACCGCGGGGCAATCAATGTTCGAATCGACCGATTCGAATGGAGTGTTAGAGCAATGGCAAAGCCGCGATTTCATTTTTTCCGCTGGTGATTTTCCTCACGCGGAGCCGCTTCGCGGCGACAAAATCCTAGAAATGATCGGCGGGGTTGCCAACGTGTTCGAAGTTTCCAGCCCGCGAGGGGTTCCGCTGTACCGATACGGCGATGCTTTCCGCTCCACGATTCGCGTACACGCTACGCGGGTGGGCATAGACGCAACTGTAACCGCAATCTAGCCGGGGGAGCCGATGCCGTTTTATTCGCTTTCATCGTCTGGCGGGCTTGTCGAGGCCGCAACGTTCGCGGCGCTGCCGGCCACCGGCGCGACGGGAACGCTCTACGTTGTGACGGCGACAAACACGCTCTACCGTTGGAGCGGTTCGGCGTATGTCGAGGTTTCCGCAAGCCCCGCGGAGATTGTCGAGGGGGCAAACCTCGCCGCGTTCCCGGCCACCGGGGCCGCTGGGAAAATCTACGTTGCCCTAGACACGGGGAAAACCTACCGCTGGGGCGGTTCGGCCTACGCGGAAATCAGCGCAAGCGATTGGGCAACGCTGACCAGCAAGCCTTCCACGTTCGCGCCTAGCGCCCACGGCCACGCGGCAAGCGAAATCACCGGGCTGGCCGCCGTCGCGACAACCGGGGCGTATGCAGACGTTTCCGGCAAGCCTTCCACGTTCGCGCCTAGCGCCCACGCGGCTAGCCACGCGAGCGGCGGCAGCGATGCCGTAACGCTGGCTGTTTCGCAAGTGAGCGGACTACAGACGGCTCTAGACGGCAAGGCGGCGGCATCGCACGTTCACGCGGCCACCGACATCACCAGCGGAACGATTAGCGCGGCGAGGTTGCCAAGCGGCATATGGTATGGGTTTGTTGCATACGGCAACTCCGTAATCGATACAAACCTAACCGTGTCCGGTGATTTTGATTCGGAGGGGACGATCACGGCTGTCGAGTTGGCCGGAAACATCAACGCAACCTACATCGCTACTGGCACGCTCGACCTCGCCCGCCTTCCAGTGACCGTCGAAAAGGCATCAGCCGTCGGAAATAGCGGCACGTCGAAGACTCTCTCGCTCTCATCAGCGAGCGTTCAGACTGTGACGCTAAACGGAAACTGTACGTTCACTATGCCGACGGCCACAGCCGGCGCGACGCTTACGGTGATCCTTTCGCAAGGCGGCAGCAATACGGCCACGTTCACAAGCGTGAAATGGCCCGGCGGCACGGCCCCGACTATCACGACGGGTGCAGGAAAGATAGACGTTCTCACGTTCGTCAGTGACGGAACCAACTGGTACGGCGTTGCCGTTCAAAATCTCGCATGATCTCTGGCCGTCTTGGTTTCATGGGGCCAACGTTCAACCCGAAAAGTATTTCGGGGCTGAAGGTGTGGCTTGACGTGTCAAACTATGCGTCGATCACGTTCAATGGGTCTGCCGTTTCGCAGATCAACGATCTTTCTGGAAACGGGTTTCACGCAACGCAATCAACCGGAAGCCTGCAACCGTTGTATCAGGCGACCGGATTCAACGGGAGGCCGTGCGTCGCCTTCAACGCCAGCGCGACGCAGAAACTGGTTTCTTCTTCAACAATCGCAAACTATTTCAACACGCCGACAACGAATCCCCAGTTCACGATTGTCGCGGCGTGGTATCAACCCACGAAATCCAACGGCGGAGCGCTTGCGTTTGGTTCGGATTCGCAATCGGCAGGCCGCGTGTTTTTCAACAACTTTTTTGCCGGCGGTGCGACGGGGTATTTTGACACGGTGAACGCAAGCGGCGGCCGAATGTCAATGACGCTAACGGAATCAAACTACACTTCTCCGCTGATTTTCACCGCGTATCGAAACGGGGCGACGATGGCCGTACGCCGAAACGGAACCGTTGACGCAACCAAAACAACCGCCAGCGGCAACTACGCGACCACCACCGCGAAACTTTCGCTAGGGGGAGCGGATGGCAGTGGCGGCGCAAGTTATCTGGCGGAGGCGCTTGTGTACGCGGCAGGACTATCTTCGACAGACTTGGCATCCGCGGAAAAATACTTGGGCGCGAAGTGGGGGGTCACGGTGGCATGAGATTTTTCCGCGTCATAGCAGGCGACGAAGTATACGAATCGGTGCGATTGCAACTTGATGCCGCGTGGCATTTGCCCAACGCAGACACAAAAACGGAATCGTGTATGCCGCCGGCTGCCGATGCTCCGCGTGATACTGGCGGGACGATTCTTGTCGCGGTGGAGGATGACTGGTGTTCGTGGTCACCGGCAGACGCGATGCTGCCGCAACTACTCGCCGCTACGGCGATTGAGGAAATGAGCGACGTAGAGTTTACGGCTGCGTTGATGCCGCCGGCAGCCGTCGAGGATGATGAATAAATGCCAGCCAAACTAACCACAATCTGCGAAGCGCTCGCCGGCTCCCTCGCGGCCGTTGCGTGGGATATCGGCACGGTAACCGTATCCCGCCGCAACCTAGTTGCGGTTTATCCTGACGATATGGTGGCGCCAGTCATTTTCGTAACTCCCGGCAGCATGGATATTCAGCGCATCGGCCGCAACTCTCACCAATACGATTTCACCGCGAACGTATTCGTAGGCCGGCAGGCGGCAACCGAAACCGCCGCGGATGATATGTTGACGCTGGCCGAAGCGGTGGCCGCGAAGATTCGCGCGCACGCATGGGCGCAACCGTGGGCGGGCGGGGTTACTTCGCCCGTATCGCTCACCGTCGAAATCAATCCAGACGATGCCCTAGCAGAGCGCAACGTATGGCGCGCCGTCATCGCGGCGACCTATCGCGTCAACGTGGTCGATGCCTAGCCGGCCGGGGGTGCTGAATGGGTAAACGGCCGGTATCCGCCGGGACTGTGGAGCGGTTTCGCTTTCAGTTCAACGTGCGGAAAGGTTTCTTTGACGTTCCCAAGGTTCGCAAGACTTTGGGCGAGGCCCGTTTCCGCGCCTTGGATAAGGCCGGCTTCCAAATCCATTCGGCCGCGAAACGCGGCATCGGCCAGCGGGCGCCGAAGAAAACCAAAAAATGGGTCAAAACTTCGCGCGAGGGGCGGCCGGTTGAGTTCGTGGGCGGGCTTTACCGGGATATCACCCCTTACGGCAGCGGCAAGCCGCGGGCGCCGGGGCAGCCTGTCAAATCGTGGCAGCCGAAACGATTCCTCTACCGCGATATCCGATACTACTACGATTTTTCCCGCGGCTCCGTAATCATCGGCCCCGAAAAAGCCGCGTGGTTAAACCAGTTGCATGAGTTCGGCGGGGTGTTGCGGCTGACCGCGTACCGAATAAACGTGGGGGCCGCACGGATCGCGTTTCAGCGGCGGGCGAAGGGTCGCGGCATAGCCCGCGGGGCTAACGGCCGGCAGGCTCTAGGGGCGCTCTTGTGGACGCATAAGGGGTTCCGCGGCTCCCGCAACTGGGAACGCACTTCGATGACCAAATCGGCCCGCTACCCTGCCCGCCCATTTATGGGTTCGGCTTCGGTGGCAACCGCACTCCGCAAGATTCCCGAAGTATTTCGCGACACGATCCGCGGCCCCGGCTAGCCATAGACGGGTATAGGTTTCGCGCCGGCTGATACGGTAAACGTAGGCACTGGAGAAACCTACATAATGCCAACTTTTACCGTTTCGTTGGGCAAGGATGCAACCCTTACCGGGCTTTCTAACGCGCGATCCGCAACCGTTTCCAACTCGGCTAGCGAAGTAGACGTTACCAAGTTTGGCGACACTTCGCGCAAGTATCGCAAGGCGCTTATCGAGCAGACGATCGAGGTGGAATGCGTTGATTCCCCCGGCGCGACCATTGGCGGAACTTTTACCGTCACTGGAACGCAAACAGGAAACGCGACCTACGTTGTTACCAACATTTCGCGGAGCGATCCGCTTGACGGCATTTCGACGTTTACCGTATCCGGCTCCCGCAGCGCTTAACTAAAACCACAAGGCAACCAAATGGCTATCACACTTGGCAAGGATCAGAGCGACGCGCCACCGTTTGGCGGCTCTGGCATTATCAGCGCTTCGTTTACGCAGGAATGCGACACGATCGATATTTCCAATCGCGGAAACATCGGCGGAAGTGCCGGCGCTCCGGGCCGCAAGGCGTTCAAGGCCGGTTTCGTGAAAAAGACTTGGGAAATCGAAACGCACGACGTTAGCGGGCTTATCACTTCGCTGGAGGCTGCCGGCACGGCTGGCAGTTTCAGCGTTATGAGCGTTACGGAAAACGTTTCGATCGACAACGCGATTACCTACACCGTAACCGCGATGGAGTTTTGATCGGTGGCAATCACGCTGGGGAAGGATTGTTCCGTTAGCGTTGGTGGCACTGTCGCCGGCGCACGAAACGTATCCTTTACCAGCACCGCAAAAACGATCGACATAGACCCCTATGGGGCAAGGGATTTTCCGGTTTACTCCGTAGGCTATGACACTACCGTAGTGGTGGAGTTCAACGACAACACTTCCGCTAGCAGCGTTTGGGCGAACCTACAAAACGGCACGCTAATCAGCGTTAGCGGCGGGTCTGGCGGTTGGTCATTTAATGCGGTGGTAACTGGCATTTCCGAAACCGATCCACTCGACGGCGTGGCAACCTTCACGGTTGAAGCGAAGTTGACGCGGCAAGGGCTGCGGTAGATATCCCCCGGAGGTTTTTGCGTGATTGAGTTCCGCGACGATGAGGGCCGCCCGTGGCGGCTGGCGCTGACTGTGGCCGCCGCCATGCGCGTTCGCGATATGGTGCGCGTCGAGGTTGCGACCGCAGACGGCGACGATGAGGGCAAGCCGGCAACGGTTCGCAAGTCTGTGCCGTTTGACATCGCAGACGTTACGGCGATCGGGCAGACGTTTCAGATTCTCCGCAGTCAGTTCGTTACCGTGGGGGAAGTGCTTTACGCAATCCTTTGTGCGCAGGTTGACGAAAAGGGGCTGACAAAGGAACAGTTTTTGGAAGGGCTTCGCGGCGACTCATTGGATGCAGCGAGGGCCGGGCTTGAATCGGAGTTAGCGGATTTTTTCCCGCAGCGCCTCCGAAGGATGGTTCGGCTTCTCAGCGCGAAAATGGAAACGGTAAGCGCCGAAATGCTGGATCGCGCGGAGGCGCAGATGGCGGGAGCCACGGCCGAAAGCCTGACGGGCGCACCGTCTGGGATGCCATTTGGGAAGCCGCAGGAATCATCGGCGTACACCCCGGCGAATGGACTTTCCGACAACTCGCCGCAGCCCGCGATGCTCGTCTAGATGCTGATTGGTGGCATACCGCCAATCTTCTTTCGATGACCTACAACGCGAATCGGCCTAGCAACAAACCAGCCGCGGAGCCAAGCAAGTTTCACCCGTTCGCCAAAAAGCCCGCACCAAAACAAGCCAGCCCCGAAGATTTGAAAAGGCTGTTCGGCCCCGATTGGCAAAAGTTCGTCTAGAGGTTTACCAATGGGCGCCGGTCGCGTAAGGCAGGGGCAAGTCTATGTTGAGATTGGCGCAGACCCGGCGAAGTTTTTCGCGGCGCTCAATCGTGTAAATAAGCGCATCGCGGGCCTAGGCCGCGAACTGTCGAACGTAGGCGCGGGGCTGGCCGGGGCTGGCCTATCTCTCGCCGCCCCATTCGTGGCCGGCGTGGCTGCCGCCACGACGTTCCAAAATGCGCTCCTCGCGGTGCAAGCCTCGACGGGGGCAACCGCCGGCCAGTTAGATGCCGTCCGCGCCGCGTCCATGCAAATGTCGGCCGCTCTATCGGTCGGCCCCGCCGAAGCCGCTTCGGCAATGCTGGAACTGTTGAAGGCCGGTATGTCTCTGGATGCCGTGTTGGGCGGCGCCGGGGAGGCTGCGATTCAGTTTGCCAAAGTTGGGCAAATGGACGTAGCCGCGGCGGCGGTTGTTATGTCGGATGCGATGAACGTTTTCGGCGTATCCTCCTCGGTCGCCGCAAACACGATCAGCGCCGCGGCTGACGCTAGCAGCACTTCGATTCAGCAAATGGCCGAATCGTTTTCGATGAGTGCGGCCGTGGCCGCGCTCGCGAATCAGTCGATCGGTGACCTATCCACCGCGCTCGCGATCCTCGCGAACAATGGCGTAAAGGGTAGCGATGCCGGAACCAGCATCAAAACCATGTTGATGCGGCTTATGGCGCCGGCCGATGAAGCGATCGGCGCGCTTGATAGCCTCGGGCTGACGGTGCAGAGTTTCCGAAATAAGGACGGTTCGATACGGCCAATGGTGGAAATCATCGGCGTGTTGACGCGCGCGATGGAAGGAATGGATCAATCAGCGAAAGACGATATCTTTCGCCGCGTGTTCGGTCAGGATGCAATCCGCGCCGCCGCCATCCTTACTAGAACTGGCGTCGATGGATTTAACGCCATGCAGGATGGCATGGGCGGCGCGCTGACGGTTGGTGAGAAATACAAAACGATCATGGCTGGCCTCGCCGGGGCCGGGGCCGCGCTTTCCGCTGCTATGCAGCGGCTCGGGATCGCGCTGGGCGAAAGCGTTGGCGGGGCGCTTATGTCGATTGTGCCGCCCGCGCTCGGGGCGCTAAACGCATTCACTGACCTAGTTCAAAAAAACGCGGCGTTTGTCGGGAGCATCGGCAAGGCGGCGGCGGTTGCCGTGGTTCTAGGCGGGGCGCTTACGGGGCTTGGCTTAACGCTTCGCGTGGTTTCGTTCGGGCTTGCGTCGATCGTCAAGTTTGCTGCCGCGTTGGCTAGCCCTTTTGTGATGGTCGCAAGGTTGGCCGCCGGCATTGGGCTGGCGTTCGCTGGAGCGCTTGCCAAAATGCTGGCGTTTGCCGGCGGTGGCATTGCCGCGGTGGTTGGGTTTGCGACTCAATCCGGCATCGCAATGGCAAGGGCTTCGGCGGGGTTTGGGTCGCTCGCGGTTAACGCCACGATATCGGCCGCAAAGATTTCCGCCGCCATGACGGGGCAGGCGCTGGCCGGCGTGGTCAGATTCTCCGCGGCAGGAATCGCAGCGCTCGCGCAATACTCCGCGCAATCGACCGCGATTATGGCCGTATCGGCCGCGAGGGCCGGGGCTATGGGGGCGGCGCAGGTCGCCGCCACCGTGTCGGTTATTTCCGCCACGGTGGCCCGCGCCGCGGAGGGCAACGTTCGCGCCGCTGCAATCGGGGTGCAGGCACTTGTTAGGCTCGGGGTGGCCGGCACAACCAACGCGCTGATAGCCGGGGCAAGTTTTGCGCAGGCTGCGGCAGCCGGCTCGGCCGGAATGCTTCGGCTCGGGGTGCAAGGTTCCACGGCGCTCGCCAGCATCGGGGCCGGCGCCTCGCGCGCGTCCGCGGTGACGCTCACAAGCCTTGCCCGTGCGGCTGCCGCCGGCATCGCGCAGGCCGCGGCATTGTCGGCCGCGTGGCTGGCCGGCATGGCGAAAATGGTGGCTTCCGCCGCCGTGTCTGGCGTGGCTATGGCGGCTTCTTTCCTTGCCCCGTTTGCGGCGATTGCTGCCGCCATCGTTGGGGCCGGGGCGCTGGCCTACGCATTTAAGGATCAGATAGCCGCCGCATTCTCTAGCGTTGGCGGCATGGTGGCGAATGCCGCAAGCGCGATCGGCGGCGGGTTTAATCAAGCCGTCGCGGATGGCGCCGTAGTGTTTGGCGATTTGTACCGCACGGCGACTACAACCTTCAGCGGAATCTACGATGCCCTTTCAGCCGGCGACCTAGCCGGCGCGATGGATATTTTGTGGGGCGGGCTTGTCGCGGGCTGGCTTCGCGGGCAAGAGGCAATCATGGGTTATATCGACCCGTGGATAAGCACTCTGCAAAATCTGTTTACCGATCTGGGAACCAATATCGCCATCCTCTGGGATCAACTCTGGACGGCGCTTGCGACCAACACGATCGGCGCGACGATCCTAGGCATATTCGACAATATCGCCGTGGGGGTAATGGCGGTTTGGGATACGCTGGTTGCTGAAATCCAAAAGGCATGGGTACGGGTTCAAGGTTTCATTAGCGGCGCGAAGGATACGAAAGAGCGCGTCGCCAAAATCGACAACGAGAAGCAGGCACGCGCGGAGCAGCGCCGGCAAAATATGCCGGGGGTGAATGAGCGAGTTCGCCGCGCGAATGAGGAAGCCGATAAGATTCGCGCGGACTCCGCCGGCCGGCAGGCCGCGATGGTCGATAACGCCGAAGGTATCAAGGCGGGCCGCGAGGCGGAAAACGCCAGCCGCGCAGCCGGCCGCCGTGCGGCGACCGTCGCGGCGGAACAGGCGGTAGCGGGCAAGCGCGAAACGGCAGGCGCGAAAAAGAAAGCCCGCGAGGAAGCCGGGGCGCTAGAGCAGGAAATCGCGCAGGTTTCCGATATGGACGCGCTCCACGAACTGGCCGCACAGTTCCACGCGCTGGCCGCTAGCGGGCATTTGAATCAAGAGCAACTAGACAAAATGCGCGACTCGCTAGGCAAGGCGCAGGAACGAATCGAAGGGCAGGCCAGCGATGAGGCCCAAGCGTCGCGGGATGCCGCGAAGGCCGGCGCCGATGCCGCCGGGAAAGACGTTCAACAGAGCAAAGCCGAAGCGGTCGGAACGTTTTCCGCGTTCGCGGCTGACCGCATGGGCTTCGGATCAACGCTGCAAGAGCGAATCGCGAAGGCCGCGGAGGAAACCGCTACCAACACTCGGGGGATGCAACCGGCGCTAGTCGGGCAGTAATCAATGGCGCTAACGTGGGTTGAGGATAAGGCGAGCCGCGCGGCTACGATCGTGCGCCTAGGCAGCCGCGGAACGGCGACCTATACCAAATCGTTTAAAGTGTTTGGAACCGATGACGATTTGGCATTACATACCGAAATAAATGCCTACGTTCAAAACTGGGGCTTCTATTGGCAATACCCCGGCGCCGGCGATGAAAAACTAGCGATCGATAGTTATAGCGTTTCGTACCTTGGGGATAAGGCGTGGCAAGTAACGCTAAACTACCAAAAGGCCGGCGCGGATAACGAGGAAAGGCCAGACCCGTTTAAGCGGTCGCGGAGTTTCGACACGACGGGCGGAACGCAACATATCACGCAAGCGCTCGCGGAAACGAAATACGGCACAAGCGCCCCGGATCAAAAAGGCGCGATCGCCGTAGACGATGACCGCGTGGGCGGGGTCGATATCATCGTTCCCGCACTTCAATGGACTGAAACGTATGACGTTCCGCATAAATACGTTTCGGCCGCATACATTAAATCGGTGGCCGCTGTAACTGGCACGACAAACAGCGCCGCCTTTCGCACGTTCGCAAGGGGCGAAGTGTTGTTTATCGGATGCACTGGTCAGCAGGAATGGGATAGCGACCGCGGCGACGGGCCGTGGTCGCTCAGTTACCGATTCATCGCGTCCCCAAACGCCGGCAGCGGGCAGACGGCCCCGGCTATCACCGTTGGCGATATCTCAGGGATTGAGAAAAAAGGCCATGAATATATGTGGGTGCGATACGAAAGCGCGGTTGATTCCGCGACGGTCATAAAAAAGCCCAAAGCCGTCTACGTTAACCGCGTCTATCGCGAGGGTGATTTTTCCGGCCTAGGCATTGGCGTTTCCTAATGGCAACCGGCAGGATCGAAAAAGGGCAGCCGCTCGCGAAGGCCATTTCGGCCGCCGCGTGGAACCGCGCGCAGGATGCCGCCGATGTTGTGCTAGGAGTTCAATCCGGTTTCGCTGGCGATGCTAGAACGCTCTACGCTGGCGCGTCGAATATCGTACTAGTCAAAAACGACAGCGGCAGCGAGGTCAAAGCGTCTGGCATCCTTGGGGTTAGCGGCATAGAGGATACCGGGCTAGATGCAAACAACGAAATGCCGTCGATCTGCCGAACCCCGGTGATTACTGGCACAACGCCAACCGCAGCCAATCATGCCTCTAACTTTGTAGTAACCCTAGAGCCGATCGCCGCCGGGAAGGTAGGCCGCGCAGCCGTCGCCGGAACGGTGGCGTTCCGGCTGGAATCTTCCTCAATCTCGCACAAGTTCGCCACGGTCAAAGATTCCTCGACGCTTTCCGCGAAGTCTGCC